CTCGACCCGACCGTTGCAATTGGATAGCCAGCTGTTGGAACAGGCATCGAAATAGCCCCTGTGCTTGGGGACTACCGCGCGTGTGCGAGCAAGCAGCCCCCGGTTTACCGGATGCGCCCTTCTCGACCAGCTGCAATGATATCGGCGTCTTGACGTGCCCACTCGGCCTCACGGCCGGTGTACGCACCTTTTTGGTGCATACGATACAGCTGCGCGATCTGAGCGCGTGTGTAAATGGGTTTGTCGGGCGGCACCCCGGTGTCGCCACCAGTCGCCGGCCTTGCCCTGCCAGGAGCCGCCAAAGAGGCCAGTGGTACCGCCGCTTCCCTGGGAACGCTTGTTGCCGGGGCTTGCTGCGCTGGCTCGATGTGACCCGTAGCTGCTTCCTCCTGGAGGAAGCCTTTGAAGAACGATATCACTCTGGGGGCAGAGCCGCCGGAGATAGCGTCGTTCAACAACTGCTGTCTAACACGTCCAGACAAAACGTCAACGCCCAACAGCCAGCGGTGCCAGCGCGGATTGCGATCGATCTCTTTGTAGTTCGGCACGCCCAACTCGACAGCCTGGTCCATCCGGCGTCGTGCTTCGATCGCGAGCTGCTTGCGCAGCGCGGCGTTCTGCTGCTCGACCTCTTGGATCTGCGGCTGCACCGCCTGCAGCGCGGCGCGCTGGGTCAGGTCGACCAGCTCGGGTCCGTAGTTCTCGACGTCCTGATCGGTCAGATAGTTCTGCGCTTGCCGGCGCTGTTTGGGTTGCGGCGGCTTCTGTTGCTGGGCGTGCATCAGCTCGTTGCCCAGCTGCGACATCTGCTCCTGCATCTCGCCGATCGTCTTCTGGGTTGCGGCGTAGCGCCCCTGCATCGCCAGGAACCGGGTCTTCCACGTCAGATCGTTCTCGTCGGTTAAGTCCGCAGGCGCGGCAGGAGCGGGAGGTACCGCCGGCGCAACGGAGGGCGAGGCCGGCGTTGCCTGCGCCTGCGGGGGAGACTCAAGGGTGGGGGGTGGAGCCGGCGGATCACCCGACGGCGTGTACAGGGATTCGACCTGCGCGACCCGCTTCCTGACAGCCTCGGGGATGTCGTTGGGGTCGTACGGCAGCTTTTCCTTGGGCACCTGATCGACGACGACGTCAACCATTTTTAACCTCCTCGAGCACTTTCATGAGTTTTTTGCACTGCTGCGCATGGCCCTGATACAGCGACAGGTTCTCGGTCACTTCGGTCAAAACATCGATCGTGTTCGCGGTGTACTCAGCGAAAGCACCGAAAAAATCGTCGTAAGCCCGTGGTGCAGCATTCCGTAGAAAACGAGCTTTGGTCTTCAGATTATCGGTCGAATTCACTCTTCCTCCCCGATCGACGGGGGCATCATCGCGGTTGGAGCACTGCCACCGCGCGAACCCATCGGAACCGGTGGCGCCGGCGCCGCCGGGGCCTCCGGCGCTGACTTCGGATAATTGTTTGCCGCCCGCGCCAGCGTGTCGGCGCCGGTCAGCGTCTCGTACCCGCCGGAGCTGCGCGTTTGCTCGCGCGCGCCCTTGCCGATGTGCTTGACCACCTTGCCGCCCTTGGCGAACGGCGTGATGTCCTTCTTGAATGGCTTGCTATGAAACATTGGGGTCATACCCTCCGTAGCCGATCCCGGCACCGCGGACGCCCACATCCGGGCCGCCGGAGTACGGCGTGCCGCCCTTGCCGTATTCGCGCGTGCTGGTGGCCTTGATGCGAGGCGCAGCCAGCACCGCCTTGGACGGGTCCATCGGCTTAGGCTTCGGACCCGACACCCGGCGCATCGACCGCAACGGTTGGCCCATGCGAGGAGGCATCAGCGTGCGCCTGTCTGGCCTGCCTTGGCGGGCTGCGACCCGTTAAAGCCGAACATCTTGTGCGAGCCGCCGGCCGCGTACTTCGGGCCAGGCGCTGCGGATGTGTCTTTACCGGTGTTACCGGGCTTGTCCGGGCCTGCAGATTGCTTGCCGAACATCGCGGTGTCGCCGCCCTCGGCGAACGTCACGTTGTGCTGGGCTTCTTTGGTCTTCGTCGGCGCGACCATATGAATCCTCCTAACAGACCTGGGGACTGTGGAAGGAGGCTAGCCGCTAATTCTTAAGGAAATGTTAAGTGTGTTTGAGGGCGGCTTTAATTGTTGCCAGCAATTCGGGGGACGGCACCGCGCTGCCGTATCCGGTCTCCTCCCACCACCGCTTCCGAAGCGCCAGTGGCAGGTCAAACCACTGCACCTTGGTAAAATACGGCCCGCGCAACCCGCGCAAACGCTCGATTTCCGCGATCGCTCGCTCGACGACACCGGCAACGTAGTAGTGGCTGCGTTCGGTGGTCGCCTGCAGATACAAGTCGCGCAGGTCGTCCAGAATGTCGTTCACGGCAGCGGCTCCCATGCCAGATCGGGAGTGAACTCCCTACCCTCGCGCTGGCATTCCGCCTTTTCGTGCGCGTACATATGCTTCCAAAGCTCCTGCCAGAACGCCACACGCTTAAACGCGGCAACATCGTCTACGACAACGCAAATATACGGGTGCTTGCCGCAGGTGCAGGCTAGCTGCATGCGGAATACCGCCGCGCCGTCCGGCAAAGTCTCGGGCAACAATTCGTTGCCCAACACCGTGAACGCGCTGGGCGGCACGATCAAAGATGGATACGCAATCAAACGTCACGCCTCATGGATGAACTGGTGCTCCAAACACCCGCCATCCGATCAGCAGAAACAGAATGAACAGGAATGCGCTGTTGCCGTAGATCCAATTCGGCTGACCCGGCGCCCACCAGCCCCACGCGCTGTACACCAGCCACAGCAGCATCAGAATCCAGAAGATCAGCCCAAAGCCCATGACAGCCTCCTAGTGTTTCCGTCCCCGGTAGTAATAATACAGCCGGTTATACGGGTAATGCCGGCTGGCTTCGCGGCTCATCCTACGGGGATGGCTCCCACGAAATTCGATCGAGGGCGATTGGTCCTTTGTAACCCCGTTCCCAGACGAACCAGGCGAACGGGATGGCACTGCTGGCTTTTGGTCCATTCCAACCCCTCCTGTGCATCATCGGCAGCCGGTTACGGAAAACGTGAACGCGGACCAAACCGCTTTGCTCGAGGATTTTGGTTCGTTTGTTGCTTTCAAGGAATGCCAGCCGAAGCAGCATGATTACCTTCGGACACAGCTCGAGCGCCTTCTCGACGAACGCCTGGGCGTGCTGATACGGCGGGTTGGTCAAAATCACGCCCGGAAAATCGACTTCAAACTTAACCTTCAAAAAATCCAGCTGGGCGTGGGCCTCATCGTAAGCATGCAAGTCCGACGCATAAACCTCGTGCCCAACAGCACGTAACACCTTCACGATGCTGCCGGGTCCGCATGCCGGCTCCCAGATCCTGGGCGGCAAATGCTCGACCTTCTGCAGCGCGTGCACCGCCTCCGGCGGCGTCTCGTAGCAGTCCGGCCCACGATCTTTGTAAGAGTGCTGCCCGCTGCTTGCAGAATGATCCAACATCACCCATCCCATGAATTTACAGCTTCCATAGCCAGTCTATACGCCTCGACCGAGTTTTCGATGCCCTTTTTGGTGCGTTCCGCCTGGCCCTCGGTAACCCCCACGTTGGCGCTGTAAACCCCAAAAAGATTCACGATTGACTTCATAAACGCCTCCTCGAACCCCTTAGTCATCAGAACTTTGATCTGTTCAACATCGTCAGCCATGTCACTGCTCCTTACCTAGCGGTTTCCGGTGCCTCTCGCGGCGTGCCGGCCCTGGTCTTGTCGTGCTCCAGCAAGAGCTTGCGCATCGTGTTCTCAGCTTCGATGACCTTCTGCGACGAGTCCAACACGAGCTTCATCACGTCGACGCTGACGCACGACGCCATCAGCTTATCGGTTTCCTGCTGCCATTTTACAATCATGTTAACCGTGTCTTTGCGCCCGGACCCTGAGTAAAACAAGAAAAACATCAGCAGAAAGTTCATCAGGACCAGCGCGAGACTGAGCGGCTGGTCCTTCATAATGGACATGAAGACGCCGACCTGCTTCGACGTCTCCTCGACCGTCGCCTTCATCGGCGCCATTTACGGCTTACTGACTGCTGCCAATATCTCGTTAAGTGCAGCAGTCGCTGACGCTAGGGCAGCTGAAGCATCAGCAACCGCCTTAGAGCATTTCGCCACCTCTTCAACCGCACGCGCCATCGTGTCGTAGTCCGGTGCCGGCACCGTGCCGTCGGGCGGCTGCTGGAATTCCCAATCGACCCGGCCGAAGCCGTTCAGCGCGATCGCCTTGTTGGCCGCTGGCGTGATGTCGATGCCGGCCAGATTGGTCTTGCGGCCCTTCATGTCCCAGCCGGTTTCGGCCTGGGGGCGGCCCTTCGGCAGCGTCCAGTAATTGTCGTTGATGTTCCACGGCCCGACATCGACGATGTCGCAGACCACCACCTTGTCGTTGGCTCGGTTGGTGATCTTCACCTTGGGCCGCGCGCCTGGGAAGCGGTACGGCAGCGCGCATCCCAGTTCGGCATCGGAAATGACGTGATTCTCGTCGTAGGCCGAGGTGTTCGGGTCGGCCGACCCACCGAACATGGTGCAGACGATGTTGGTCATCACCTGGTTGTTGATCGGCTCTGGCGACTCCGACTGCTTCTCCAGTTCGGCCCAGGTGTAGCCACCGACAATGCCGTCGGCTTCCAGCCCGCGCTGGCGCTGAAATAGCGTAACAGCCGCCTCAGTGTCGGGTCCGAAGTAGCCGTCATCTTCGATCCCCAGCATCGCCTGCAACGCCGCGACGTCCGGCCCCTTGTCGCCGCGGCGCAGGATCGGTGTCTCCACCGTCGGCGGCCCAGTCGGGGCTTCACCGCTGAACAGATCGCCCAGATCCCATTCCGCCACGTTGTCGAACTGCGACTTGGTCGACATAACGCTAACGTGGACATGCTGTGAATGTGGATTCGACCCCGTATAAGCGCGCCAGACCCAAGGCTGCGTGGTCGAGCTGAAGATCCGCTTATTACTGATGACGTACTTGATCCGCTTGTCCTTCTTGGTGCGCAACATTTCCGCGCATGCATAGCTGTCGAACCCCCCTTTCGGATCGTGAGTAAGATCGATCGCCGACACCACGCCCATGGTGCCGTCTGAAATCCACGGATTGTGATCGCTGGACCTCGAGGCGTGGGCGGCGTCACCGATCGAGCCGTCGCTCGACTTGGATCGTTTGGGGCGTGCCGTGTTGATCTGCGAGCGCAGCTTTTCCAGCGAATGTGCCACCCGCCAGTCAGCCATGGAGGTGAATTCCCTCCCGCGCACGGGCATCGGCGTAATACGAAGCCTGATAATTGGTGAACAACGATTCGTTGTGATCGGCCTTGTACCACCAGATCGGCAGCTCCTCACGCCGCTCAACCCGCGCCAACGTGTTGACCTCCCACGTCACATGGTTGTGCCGGTAGAGCCATCGGGTGTACTCGCGCTTCATTGCCTCGTCGAACGCGATCAAATGCTCGCGCGGCACCACCATCACGCCGCCGCAAAACCGCCAGCACGGGTGCTCGTCATTGTAGGTGTAGTCCGTCCCCCAGCAGCCGGGGATCGCGATCGCCTGCTCGCCGTCGGCGCGCTTCAGGAATTCCTTAATGATCTCCGGCGTCACACCGGGGACATGCAAGATGCCGTAGTCGATCCAGACGTAGACGTCCGGCTTCATTTCGCAGGCTTTCGCCGCGTCGACCAGAAACTCGGTCTTCTGCGCCTGCACGATATGGTAGGCGAGCGAATTCTTCTTTGGGTTATCGGACACCGAATGCGTGACGACGTCAGGATCTTCGTAAGCCCGATCGATGAACTTATACAGCCAGCAATCCTCGAGCTTTGCCTGCCGCGACAACAGCGGCGCCTCGAACGCAAGATTGATCAGCGGCCCACCCAGACGATGGTACTCGTCAGCCGATCGCGGATGACCGGGGATCGGAACGTACGCGGTGATGGCGACGATCATGATCCGCTTTCTATAAAATTAAGCACCTCGTCGGGGTCCATGGTTGCGGTCCACGCCTCGCAGTCGCGCACCCCGTAGCTGATCATCAGCTGCTTGCTCTTCGGGAAGTAAGCGAGGCCCGCCACGAACTCGATCTGCTTGTCGTGCAGATAGAACGCTGGCGAGATCCCCATCACCTCGCCGGCGTCACTGAACCGCACAAACCGGTGCTGGTAGAAGCGGTTGTAAGGCCGTCCGGGGATATGCCGCGCCTCATGCACCACCGCGATGTAGTTGCCCATCACCTCGATGACCTGCGACCCGCCGCTGATGCGGCTGACATCGAAGTCGACATCGTGGTTGCGAACGATCTCGCCGGTTTCGTCGATCAGCGTGCCAAGCCGGTATACGAACAGCAGCCTGCCGCTCTTCTGCACCCACGGCATCCAGTTCTTCTCGTGCTGGCGAACCTTGGGCAGAACGCGATAATAGTTGGTGCCATAGCGCCAGTTGGGCATGTCGGCGGCCAACGACTCGTTGACGGTGATCGGCGCCAGCACCTGTTCGCACCAACCCTCGGACGTTAGCTCGCGCACCGTGGACGACGTCCACGGCCGGTTGTTCAACAAGAACAGCCGGCTGTCCTCGAACCCGCGCACCAGCGGATACAATGGTTCGGGCCAGTTTCTCGGCAGCCCCAGCTCGTGCGTCTCTAAAACATCATCCCGAACACGAAGTACATAATTACGAGTATTAATAGGGTTGCTGTTATTGCAAGTCCCATCGGTTCCCTGAATGACATATTGTCCCTCCGGCGTGATGGTGTAGTTGACCGTCCGCACCAGGATCATCGGGATCTCGCCGCACGCAACGCAATTGACCACCGACGGATTGGTCGCGACGTAACCTTCCGGCGGGGTGAACGGAATCTGCTTCGGCACAAACGACGGAACGTGCTCACGCAGCGACTTAAGATACCAATACAGATTGCCGCGGGCCTGCTCGCTGCCGGCCAGCGCCAGCTCGTTGCACATCTTGGCGCCGGCCGCGCGCTTGCGCTCGTCATAGTAGGCGCAGATCGAGAACTCTTCTTTTATACCGGACTTGTAAGCCCAATCATTGACGAACAATAAATCGGTCTTGGCATGCGGCACCTGCAGACCTGCTTCAGAAAATAGCAGACTGGTAAAATTGTCCCCTTGCTCACGATAATATCGAGCGAGTTCGTACAGCACTTCTGCACGCTGGGGTCGCATCCGATAGGCAGCGAGCATGTTTGACAGAAAACCTGGGAGGTCACCCATCTGCTTGCGACACAGCGCGAGCCGCATCTGAGCGTACCAGCACTCCTCGGCGTAGCCGCCCAACGTCGTACGCTTTGCGTAATGCTCCGCAGCCTTTGCCCAATTGCCCAAGTCATAATACGAACCCGCCAAATAAAAATGATACCGCTCGATCAGTCCTGAACGAGTTTCGGTCTGGAGGGCTTCCTCCAGAAGGGCAATATCGCGGCTGATCTTGTCGGGTCGGTTAGCCCCGTCAGCATGATCGATGAACTCTGCGCCATCCAGGTGGCCGGCGCTTGCCACATCCAGATATTCATGCGTAACCCCAACGTACCAGCCAGTAGCATCGCGGCTGAGAAGTCGGCGATTAAAGTATCCAAGTGTTCCGGCGACTTGTCGGACGTCATAAGACAGTCCCTTCTCGCCGTTCAACCAAGGTTGCTTGGTGACCTGCAGCTCCATGTCGGCGTCAGCGAGCAGCAGGTAGTCCCACTCCATCCGCGACAACCGCGCACACCGCAAGGCTTCGTTGCGGGCCTGTTCAAAGTTCTTGAACGGCGCAGGCGTGATCTCGAGCGGCTTGCCAGCCGCTTCGAACAGCTCCTTGAGCTTTTCCGGCGTACCGTCGGTCGACCCGGTGTCGACCACGACGGCGCCGTCGATGTGAGGCAATAGTGACTTAACGCAGCGTTCGATCACCGCGCTTTCGTTTTTGACGATCGCATTCCATACCAGCTTCATTTTTTCCTGGTTTCACCGACATCGACCATGTCAGGCGTCAGCTGCTGGGCGTCCAGCACTTCGATCGACTCACCCTCGCCGGCACGCTCGAGCGCCAGGTTGATGGCGTGCTCGCGCGAGTCGGCCTCGACATCGCCAAGCGTAACCGGCCCGATCTTGCGGGACTTTACTCGAAATACCGGCATTGGCCTGTTCCTTACTTTTTCTCGGCTTTGGAAGCAGTGACCGGAGCCGTGGGCGGCTCTGCTAGCACTTCGGTGCACTGCAGGACTTCGATTTCCTCGCCCTCACCTTTGGTGTCCAGAACTTGCTGGATCGCCAGCTCGCGGCTCTCGGCCTCGACGGTGACAGGCGTGATCGGCGAGGTCTTGCGCGCGGTAACGTAGAACGAAGCCATTGGTCTTCTCCTTGGGTTACCCTGTTCCGGTGGGTCCGGTCGTGCTGGCGATTTCGTAACCGGCGGTGTTGGCGTCCAGGATATCGAATTCCTCGCCGGCCGCGGCCGATTTTCTTACCATCGATTTGGCAACATCGACGTTCGCAGCGATCACGCTGAAAACCCCGGTCGGACCTTTCTTGCGATATCGAACGTAAAAGGTTGGCATCGCGCTCTCCTAGCCCGGTCCGCCGATGATGGGACGTGGACGCCCACCGGGACCAGGCGGCCTTGGCTGATTGCCGGTCATATCCACCGGTTGCGTCTGCTGATTGTTCATGCGCGAAGGCTGTGCGCCCTGCATGCGCCGGAACTGCTCAACATTTCCACCAGGCGGCGGCCCACCGGGCGGTGTTCCTGGCTGACCCGGAGGCCCTGCAGGATCTGGCCCGTCGCCAACCGGCCCTTCGTCGCCAGGCATCTTGGCCTTCGACGCGAGGAAACCGGAGGTGAGTTCGGCGGTAATTCTCTGCACGCCTTGATTGACGCCCTCCTGAATACCTTTGTCGACCTGCTCGCTGATGTCCTGGTTCTGTTTGCCCTTCTCCTTGGCTTCCTGCTTCTTCATCAGCTCTTCGTCGGATGGCACCACCTTGTCGCCGTCCAGACCAATCGTTTGCGACACAGAACGCAGCACGGTGCCACGACCGGTGATGCCCATGATGTCCATGTCGATTGGGTTGGCGGTGTGCTGCAGGAACTCGAGCTGACGCTGGCGCTGCGTCTCGCGCTGCACCGCGACGTTGACGCCCTGAACGTAAATATCCTCCGTACCCGTCAGTATCCCTGTCGTATCGGTGAGCATCACCAGATCGGACAGCTGGATCAGCGACACGTCGACCACGTCGCGATCGATGTTGGAGGCAACCGTCTGCAGGATCTTACTCGCGTTGGCCATCAGCATGGCGAGGCCGGACGAGGTGCGGCCGGCGCCGCCCGACGCCTGACCGCCGATGTACTTCGGGATCGCCGACACGTCGTCGCTGAGATCGACGAACGCCTTGAAAACCGTCAGCAAGTCGTTGGCGTTGCTCTGCGGCTGGAAGAACTCGACCGGCGGCTTGGAATTGTTGCCGACCGGATCGTTGGTGACGTGCCAGCGTTTCCACGGGAACAGCTCGTCGGTGTTCTCCTCCGGGCGGCAGCGATCGTCGTTGACCACGACCTGCGGACCGGACGAGATCGAGATGTTGTTGACCAGCGAGCGCAGCGTGGCGTTCGCCACGTCCTGAATATCGGAGATCATGTCGGTGAGGCCGTTGCCGATCGGCGTGCCTGGCACCTTTTCGAAACTTGTAATGAAATAGTTGTGCCGCGCGCGCGGCGATGGGGATAGGTTGGCCTTGATCACATGAGAGCCGATGCAATAGGCGTCGATATGATAGTCCCTCAATGGATCAGAAACTCCCGGCATTCCGTATTCCTGCAGCACTGCCCCTTGTACGTTGCCATGAAATTCCATCTGGGAGATCAGGCCACTACGGTTCCAGGCCGGGTTCTCGCGACTCTCCAGCACGGCGCGCTCTGCGTCGGTCGTATCCCAGTTGTCGTGCAGCCCACCACGACCGTACTCCTCGAGAACTTTG